ACTACGATGTCACCAGCGGATTGACGGTTGCCATGACGGTCTACACGAAGCATACGGTCAGGCTGGATTTCATTACCTGCAACACGATCTTTAGTCAGGTTAAGACTGTGAGTGTTATAAGGTAGTGCTGTGAAGTTACCTGCTGGCGTAGTGCCAAAGGTACTTTCTACGATGTAGCTAAGGCCGCTACGGCTATTCTGGGCAAATGCCATTCAGGGTATCTCCTAGTTGTATATCAGCCAACCAACGTTGACAGGGATTGTGTAGTAGGCACCCTCAATAGTACCTAACTCTCTTTCGGCATACCTAATAGTAATAGATATACCATTTACAGTTAAATCGTTAGGGGCATCAAAAGCATCAATGATAGTATCTGCTAGATCGTCACCCACTGCTGGACCTACACCCTCTGGGACGCATACATCTACCACGAAAACTCCTTGGTAGTACATCTGAGGATTAAGACCTCTTACAGCAGGTTCACGCATAGTAGGTGCAAATCTCGCCCTAACATATGGTGTTCCTGTGGTTGGACTAAAGGATACATTTTCCCATGCAATTGCAGGTATACCCGTTACTCCAGCTAGTGTAGTCTCTAGTACCCTACGAATGTCATCATATATAGCTGCCATTATCTGAACCTATCTCTGACACGGGTAATTGTTAGGTGTTTTTTGTCTACGTCTCTAGCATGGGGTGATCTATTAGCAAGAACTGCCCCACCCTTTTCTACAATCTGTTTCTTGTAGGTATTGGCGTCAGCGGCTATATTTGATCGTCCTGCGGCCTTGGCAGATTCATTATCTTTAAGAGGCCTGTTGTTGGAGTTCTCATACCTATGACCACGAGTACCAATAGGGCTTAACGACCAAGACTCAACAAAAGCACCTGTCTGTACTGGCGAAATCTGCACCGCATAATTACCAAGACTGACTAACTTTTCCTCAATAGCCTCACCAACGAGTTCATCTAATTTACTCATCTTCTTTTGGAAGTTTGGGCTAATAGTGACCTGCATAACCATAGTGCTATTCCCTCACTTGGCAGATATAGCAAACTAGGCTACTACCTGAGTACAACTTACGTACAGATACAATCTTAACTGCATCCCCAAAGCCTGTGATACTATCTTCTGCATCAGGTTCAGGTAGGGTATTACCGCTAGTGTCTAGGTAAGGAAAGACAGCCTTACGGTCGCCCATTACAATACTATCGTTGCCTAATTCATTAAGGTTGTAGTCTGCAAAGTAACACTTGGTGGTGTAGTTAGTATTAGTAGTAGAGGAAACAGTACCAGTAGCAGGGTTATACGCACCATAGGCAGGCTTAACTAATGTTACTTCTACGCCATACCTATCAATCATAGCTTTTAGTCTGTTACTTGTGAGTATGGACATTTATTACCTCACTCGTAATCAAGGGTGTTGCTATCGTAGTTAGGTGGGTTCCAGAATTGGTCCCTACGAAACGAAGGCTCTACGCGATTAGTATTAGCCCTAACAGCAGCAATACCTGTCTTGGTAATACCACCACCATAGATACCCAATTTACCACCAGCCACCTTAGCTTGATACTCAAGGTCTTCAGCTAGATCAATATAGGCTTTACTTAGTTGTGAGTAACTAACAGATAGAATACCATCAAGGTCAATATCAACCTCTCGTGCATACTTCATAGAGACTACACGAGCAAGCCAAGCAGCAGCTAGGTACACATTATCAGCGTTCTGCCCTAAGGCGAATACTACTTCCGCATCCTGCACCTGAGGTTCTGCTGAGTTAGTATCACCCAAGAGCAACCGTGTTGAGTTAAGACGCCCTGAAGCTGTAGTAGTGTCCAGATCAGTATCATCGTATGTAAATGCCATTTATAGCGTCCTAACTTATGTTATTAGTCTTTACCTAGAATCTTATCCCTGGTTTCATAGAAGAACTCTTCACACCACTTGTTAGAGTACAAGAACCTACGGATAAGACCCCGTTGTTTCATAGAGATACGAGACTGTCGGCACCGCTTCTCTTGATAATCTTTTGTAGATACAGTACGACTTTTAAGTTCTGCGTTAAGCAAGTTAACCAAAGTCTTTAGCTGTCCCTCGTCCATTTCATGTAGACGGTCCCCAACCTTATTCTGCTTCTCTAGTTCTGGGTTGTGGTGTACATAGGAGATTGAGTAAAGTTTTGCTACCCGATCTTGATCTACCCCAAGTTCAGCCCATTTAAATTCCTCGCCCTTAATCCAGTTACGACCACCACTTGAGAATGGGATTTTAACGAACAACGGCCAATCAACTTGCCACCCAAGGTAAACAGGGTGAATAGGTGTCATATCTTTCATTTTGTGACTCTCTCATATTATAAGATGCTATTATGTTCTATTATTATTGACACACGTATGTGTAGTAGTTAGGGGGTCAACCATTGGCCAACCCCCTATGTTTAATTAGGCTACAACCGAGTTGAAGAAGACACCAAGGTTAGGACCAGTGACTTTCATGTCATAGGCCATTTTAACTTGGATCATTTCAGCAATCTGCTGGCGCTTCAAGGCATCATCCGAGAAGGTTTCAACAGTGATACCCATGCCCGAAACACCGGGGATCGAGTCCCAGCAGAAGGTCAGACCAGCAGCAGGAGTACGCAGGCCAGCACGACGAGGACCGTGTACCAACAGAGCCTTCTTAGACGAGATGAACCCGTTTACGGCAGTCAAGCCTTCAGCAGCAGTGTTAGCAATAGCCTTCATAACAAAGAAGTTTTCTACTTCAAAGATTTCAGCCAACTTAGCATTAGTAACCAATGCGGTGTTAGTGATGGTAGAACCACCGTTCAACCGTGCCAGAATGTCTGGGTGGTTAATCAACACATCGCGGGTTTCCATATCAACAACCATCGTGTTCATATCAAAGCCACCAGACTTCAAGAACGAAGTGCGACGAGCAGTGGTGATGTCTACGATAGGAGTAGAGTTGGTGTAGTCAGACCACTGGGTGATCTCAGGTGCAGTGTCGTTATCAGCGTTAGCAACACCAGTATATTCCGTACCCCAAACACCAGTGGTGAAGAAGGTATCAGCAAACTGCTGCTCACGGTGGATACGAAGCTGGTTAACTACGTCAAAAGCCTGCTGTGCGCGGACTTCCAATGCGGTATCTTCGTTAGCAATGTCCTGCTCAGAGAAGTCAGCACCAAGGCCATAGACTTCTGCAAAGTAAGCATCATTGGATACCGACAGGCCGATACGCTCAACTTCAGTACGGGGAGCCAATTTCTTGACGTTGCCTGCACGGTTGGAATCGTCCTTGTTGTAGACGTAGTATTTGTCAGACTGCTTAGGAACCGACACCATTGGGAACACTTGGTCCGCAATGAAGTTAGAAGGCTCTTGGTTAAAAGCAATCGTCAGGTTAGTCAAAGGCTGGTCAATGTGGACAGCACTAGGGGTCAAAAGAGGCATATTGTTATTCCTTAATTAGCTTAGGCTGCGAGGTTGCCGCCAGTGATAAATTCCATTTCGATGACCTGACCAACTACACCGCTTTCACGAGCATAACCAAGTACAACATCACCAGTAGCAGCCAACAGTGCAGTACCGTCAGTGTTAGCCTGAAGTTGATCCCCAGCAGTGACAGTGCCACCACAAGTAATCATTACCGAACCCGATACACATACGGTAGCAGCACGGCCAGCAGCAGCAGGGTTATTCAGGAGAACGCCAATGGCATTACCACCAGCAGATGCAGTGATGTCTACTTGACCATCAGCAGCAAGAGTTACGAATTTGAATTGGCCAGTCGAGAGGTTGCCGCCAGCTTCAAAGGTGCGTGTATCGCGAGATTGCATTACAGCCATTTAATTATTCCTTGTCTTTGTAAGTTTTGTTGATAAGTGCCTTACCATTAGCGGTCTTAGCTACTTCAGCATAGGCTTTGTGGAAGTCTACACTATGTGTTTCTTTGTACTCTTTAACCAGAGCGTCAAGTTCATCCTTTGGCGAGGCAAACTCACCCTTAGTGGACGATTTACCAAATTCTTCCATCTTGTCTGCGAAGGCTTTATCAGCAGCTTCAAGTGCAGCCACAAGCATGTCAACTTCATCCATTTTGTCTACTGCGGACAGCAAACCTTTGGCTGTAGCTACATCAAAGTGAGGCAACAAGGATTCGGCACGTTTGGTAAGTGCATTATCAGCTTTTTCAATCTCAGCGGCCTCTAGGGCTTTAAGGATTGGTGCTGGAATGTCTGCTTTGTTAATCTGCTCACCGCTGTACTCAACGTACTCAACAGGTGCAGCCTTAGTTACGCTATCCGCTTTAATGGTATAGCCACCGTCAATAAGAGCCTTACGAAGACGCTCATTCTCAAGTTTCATCTTTTCAGCATCAGCCTTGAGGGTTTCAACTTCATCAAAAGACTTCATAAGAGCGTCCATTGCAGTCTTACGATCACAACCCTTCTCTTTCATGTAGGCTTTAACTTTGGCATCCATTTCTGGTTCCATCTTCTCTAGTTCTTCAGTCATGTTTTCTCCATTGGGGACAAACGCTTTGTAAATGGGAGCTTTAGCCATCTGGTTAGCCCCCTTAGGAACCAAACTCAATTCGTCCAGTTCTAGGTTAATAAGTTCAGTCGGCATTACAACTCCTGCTTTTGGGCGCGGCCCCCAATGCTAAATTCCGCGTAATCACCAGCCTTGACTTTTTCCCAGAGGGTGTCATCAGTTACGTGATAACCAGTAATCCAACCCTCCTTATCAGACTGGATTTCTAGTGCTGCACAAATCTCTTTGCTCATGGGAAAGGAGTGGACAATCTGCCCTACTTGTTCACCTGAGTGGTTGAGTTTACCAACTCGTACACCCTTCATAAACTCATTGATTGATTTGTGTAGCGTATCTGTTTTAATGACATCGCCCTGTAGGTCTACTACAAGTTCACCTTTGTAGGTAGTAACGGAAGCCCACCCGTAGATAATACGTTGTTCATTATCAATTTTGATAACCTTAAAGGCATCTTTGTGTTTCTTTTCCACTACAAACTCCATAATGGCTTCTACTACCGCTGTGAGTGCATACTCCATGATCTCCATACGATCTTCTGTAGGAGCCCCTGTAGCGCCCTCTGGAGCCTCAATCTCATCTTCGGGTAGGTAGTATGCCAAATAGGCTTCTTGGCTCTCTGCGGGCATATATACAGCCTGTCCATCGTATGTATTAACGTGGATAGCTCCATTTAGTCCCATGTCCATACTACGAGCCTTGGCTTCACCTTCAGTGGTAAAGATGTCAGTCGCGTATTGAGCCTTTTTAATTGCACTGTAAGCAGCAGCCATAGCTTTTCCTTCGTCTTTGGTATCTGCAAATACAGAGTTGAATACTTGTCGGAATTGACTTCTCTTACCTTCGGGGATACTAGAAGGTACGTCATTAACTGAAGCGTACGGCATTATCCTACAACCTTTGCTAAATAACCTTGGAAGCTACCAAATACGACTGCGTTGTTTGAGTCTGACTCAGCTACAATACGTATATCAGCGTTTCTAGGAATTATGATTGCAGGGTCTAGGTTGATATTCCAGTTACTGCCCACAGAGTTAGCCGATGCAGCAGCACCTTGAACGAATACCCTACCTGCCAGTCTAGTTTCTAGGTAAAAGTCTACAGCAGCAGCTTGCTTACCTGACACACCACCAAAGCCACCCGTGAGGATATAATAGTCAGTGTCACTGAAAGTGGTAGCCCCTTTGAAGGACTCTTGGAACCCTAGTGGGATGTCTATGTGTATCTTGGTGAGGTCTGTAGGTACACCATTCGTCAGGGCAGTATTCTCGTAAACTACAACACGACCTTGAAGTAGACTGCCGTTGTTGTTAGTAACAATAGAAACCCTAGCCAAAGGAATAGGCAATACTACTCTTGTTTGACCATTAAGATTAATAATCTGAGTTACAAAAGCGAACTTTTGATTAAACCCTGTACCCGTCACTGTGTGACCTTCGATGTATATTTCTTCCCCATCAGCTACAGAGCTAGAGGATATACTGTCGATTGCGTTGGTAGATACGTAGGTCTCGTGAGTGGCGTTAACTGTCCAAACTGTAGATATAGTATCAATGGCAAGAGGGGCAGACTTACCAAACTTAATGAGAGATTTACCTTTTGCATCTATTGACACTACATCGCCAAAGGTACGGTAAATCTCCCGTTCTGCTTGTACTAGCCTAGCATCAGATACTTCATAACTCTTACGGTCCCAAGTCATTACTTACCTACCACGTTATTTCCAGCAGCAGCAGCCGTAGTATCACCAGCGGCATTGTCATCTGGACCATCATAATAGTCGGCACGAGCAGTAGCCATACGCCGTTCAGCTTCTAGGTCAGCCTCATAGGCTACACGATCAAGTTTAGGTAACTCGGCGTTATCCAACAAAGCATCAACAATGTCAGGCTGACTTGCGAGGTTAATATCTGCACCATTAAGGTTACGAAGATAAGAACCCAACTCTTTAAGATCGTGTGGTGCAACATCACCAGCAGTAATCTTAGGCATTAACTTAGGGTCAAGACCATTCAACTGCCACAGAGGTTCTACCAATTGCTTATTAAGAACGTCTACAATTGTCTGAATATATGCTTCGAGCGCACGTAGGAATAAGTCTGTTTTACTTTTTGATAGCGCATACGATCCTGTTGAACCTCCGCCAAGCATAAGAAACTCAGAAAGAACACTGCGGGCAATGTCATGCTGATACCTACGAATAATTGGGTCGATGTCGATATTACGAGTGCCATTAGAAGACATAAGTTCTACATCTACCAAACGAGTACCCGAAGGCGCACCATCTTTGTCTGGATAGTTATCAGAAGGAAGGATAATATACCCTTGCTCGTTAAACTTAACATCCCGAAGGATTTGTTGTACACTACCCAAGAAAGAACGCTGGTCAGCACTAGCATCCGCAGATAGATATTCAGCAGGTACACGAGCGATAGGAATACCAGCTAGTTCACGTTCAACTGCAATAGCCTCAATAGATTGTAGGTTATTTAAGTACGTGTAACTTGTGTAGGCATTACGGAGGATAGACCTACCAGAAGGATCATTGTTGATTACGGTTGTTCTGTAATACAGTGACTTCTTAGTAGGAATGAAGTGTTTACCGTCAGAGTATGCTTGCCCAGTGTCTTGATACATACCAAGGATGTCACCAGTCTTTTGGTCTACATCAAAGCGAGATACAGTCCAAGGAGCGCGTGATGCCAGCTTACGGACGCCAATACGACCATCAGGATACTTAGTACGCTTCTTAGGGTTGATTGTGTCTGTAGAATCTCTACGCTTGTAGACAACCTCGAACCAAGCAAATCCGAAACTAAGGAAAGATAGTGCCTCGCTAATATGGTCATCAAGTGTATGTTCCATATCCTCTAGGACAGACTCTACAAAGTCAGCTTCAGCTTTAGCTTGATCTGTGTTGTCTACAGGTACTACCTTGAGGTCTACATCACGAAGGATTTGCTCTACAGCATAAAGTACAGCACCAATAGTGGCGTCATTGTCACGCATCTGCTGGTAGGTACGAATGGCCTTCTTACCACGGAGTTCAGGCAGGAACTCATCAGCACGGATTTGACCGTTATGAGTATTTGAACCAGATACACCAAGAATGGCCTTAGCTTTACCTTCTGATAGGGTCTTGTCAACCATTACTAGGTTTCCTTTTTAATCTTGAAGGTCAGGCTTGATAACTACTGAGATGTAATCATTATTAGGGAATGTTTCTTTGGTGCCACCTGCGTAAATAACCTCAAACTCCGCTTGGTACATACCAGAATTAGCAGTATCTAAAGCTACCCAATCATATCTAACTTGACCTGCCTCAGCATCTACGATAGTAGCAGTAGAGTTTACAATGTTTCCATTGATGTTCCCCATGTAGAAATTAACAATCGCACCTGTAATATTGATAGCTACCCCGTTAGCGTCTTGTAGCGTGGCTAACATAGATGGGCTTGTGTCGTTCTGTTTAACGTAAAACTTCATTATGCAGCCTCATTAGCGTTCTCTACTATTACTTTGTTCGGGGTGTTAGATGACAATACACAAAAGTTTATACTATTGACTACTGATACTATACTGTAAGACCTGTCAGATACGTGTACTGCCCGACCTTGTGCTGCGTTAATGTATCCTACACTTACTACGGGACTGCCTGTTACTACAGTAACCAAGGTTAGTTGGTGGACTTGAGTAATAACGGATAGGCTTACAGTAGGCTCTTGAGACACCACACCATTAGCACTTATGTCATGCGTTTGGGATAAATTCGAGGAACCTACAGAAGTCGCACCTGTCGTAATAGGTACAAGAGCTAAGCCTGTAATTTCTAATACAATAGGCGAACCAATAACAGGAGGCTCTGCGTTGATGTTAGCAGCAGCTAATGAATGTGCTTGAGTTAAGCTTGAAGGCGAAATAACAGGGAATCCTGTTGTCAAACCATCGGCTAGAATAACTTGGTTTTGGGCTATAATAGGTGTGCCAACAACAGGAACCC